GGTGCTTCAACGCCAGGTCACTTGTGGTAGATCGTATGACCCCTAGCAGGGAAATGGATATGTTGGCACAACAAGTGAATATCGGCAACAACAAATGCCGTCTCGATTATAAAATCACAGTACCACCTGGGTGCACGGCAATGATAGTAGGACTTGCAGGCTCATTAACAGCCCAAACACCTATGGCACCGGAATTTTCCGTGGTAAGACCAACAAGGCAAAGGATGTTTAGGAGGCTGGTATCATACACGACGAGAGCGAATATTTGGGCTTCAGGACTAGTCTCACGATGGAACGGTTATGACTACCGATATAGTGATGGGTCATCTCAGAACCGGAATAACTTCTTAGTGATGTGGGCGCCTAACAACGATAATATAGCTCCTCCCCCGGTGTTCAACTCAGAGGTGGCGTTCTTTAACGAGCACCAGTGGTATGATACGATGGAAAGAGAACATGTATTTGGGGATGAACCTTACGCCTTTCTAGGTGGGGATGCTGAGAGAGCATTCTCATGGAGACTCGATAAGGCTAGGTTACACGTCAAATTCGGGAGGAGGAACATGGTAGCTGTGGACATCCAGACAAGAGGACACGCAGTAAACACTATGGTAGAACGCGTTGAGCTGAATCAACAGTATGTTGCTGCCGTACGATCAGGATATGATGGTGAGATGGCGGGTTTTCGGCTAGAACAACTCATGGTAGGGCTACTACCAGACCCACCGACCGGGAACGAGCCGCAGGTGGACGAAGGTGGGGACATTGCCCAGTTAGGAGTGGTACAAGGTGCAGTCGCGGGGCTCGAGGAAGAGTAAGGAAGTTGAATCAGGTGAAGTATATTCCGACTCACGTCAAGCTGGGGACGAATAGTTTGCATGTAGTTCAACCTAGTAGAGCAGAATGGGTACTTGCCGACATAAGGCCAGTGTCCGGATTATCAATGCATTACCGCAACGTTAGGTATGGTGATACTGGGTTGTACTCTATGGTGGTACCATTTGACAGACTTGGGTACGATGCTTACTACGTCCGGCCTCAAGTGAACATACATTCACTGAAAGAGAACGGGAAAGTCATATTCTCAAGGCTGCAGTGTGGAGCTGACGCTGCTCCCTACAATGTGTTCGACTTTAGGACGATTGCCGAGTACGTGTTGAAATATGGCCGAGAGCAGACGCCAACCACTAACGAACAAGTGGAGTATGTGATTAAGTTAATAACAGGTAAGATTAAATTAGGATTCACCAGGGTGAGTGCTGGACATCTTCGATACCTTACGTTCCGGGAGTTGGCCAAAATGAAATGTAAGGATATGGGCTTAGTGTATCGTATAGTAGGACCACTATTATACTCTTTACGCAATAGTGATAACCATGAGGCGATGGCAGTAAGTATAGTCTTATGGGCCATGTCTCTGAAAAAAGAATATAAATTGTTGGCTCAAGGCGTGTTGGCTTTAAAACCTTGCAAAAATGTAGCAGAGTTTATGGACAACGCAAAAACGATGAGCGTCAGGGCGAAAGCAATGCAAGGTATCTGTGGTACGAACTTGGCACCGTTCTTCGAAATGCAAGTGCTAGCAAATAGAGGGGTAGGTGATTTGTCATGGAAAGAAGAAGAAGATCACAGGGTAAGACCAAGATTAGCAAATATAGACCACAGAGATATCTACAAATGGAGCAGGAAATTATTTTTAAAAGGTAGGCGACAAGGAGCCAAACCTAGACGATCGAGATGGGAGGACTTCTTTTTGTCTAGATGGAGCTGGGCTCCCACTGGAAGTTACCATTCACAGCATACCGAAGACATGGAGAACTTACCGAAAGATAGAGAACTAAGAAACAAGTTTTATATGCTGTCAGCCACCAGCTTCAAGCCGATGTCCTACTATGTGTCGAGGAAGCCAGAGATACATGCGTGGGCCTCCACCAAGTGGGAGTGGGGCAAAATGCGAGCTATATACGGTGTTGATTTGACTAGCTTTGTCAACATGGCCTATGGCTTCCTAGGATGTGAAGACGTATTACCACAAGAGTTTCCAGTTGGACCTCGTAGCGGTGTGAGTTATGTTAGAGATAGGCTCAAGCTTATCATGCCAAATCGGGTAGCGTACTGTCTGGATTATGAAGACTTCAACAGTCAACATAGCATAGAAGCGAT